GCCTGGTGTTACTTTCCCAGAGCAAACTGCAGAGGCATACATATTGGCATACGCACTTGGGTATACCTTGAATTTTCTTTTTGCTGCTGCTTTTCCTCTGGGACAAAGTTTTGCCATTATTTTTTCTTTTTCATTTTAGATTTAGAAACCATTCCACCTTTTTTCATAAAGCCCATTTTATTTCTAACGGCTTTAGGTAATTTTGCTAAACCTGGGTTTTTCTTTTTATCAACTTTTTTCATTACTTTTCTCCTTTTTTAGTATTTATGATGTCAGTCGCTTTAATTCCATAAATTGCGGCCACGACTGAAATCCACAATCCAGTTATCCACCATGGCATAGCTTGTAATTTTTCAAAATACAAATCTAGCTTTTGTTGAATCTTATCATCTTCTGCGAATACTCCATATGCGAGAAGAAACAGAGGCGAGCTCAAAGTCAATAAAACGAATTCGTCTTTCCAGTCTCCCTTCTGACTATCCATTACCTGACCGCTAAATTCGATCTCGCCCCTTTTCATCTTCTCTGCATGAAGAAGCTGTGCTTCGGACATAGCGATCTTAGTAGCCGATCTGTTTTTGTAAATTTCAGAACCAGTTTTTAATGCTGTGCCGATTAAACTCCACGGAAACATTATTTAATACCACTTAGCTGTTTTTTTCTTTTCTGGAAGGATGCTTCCTTGCCCTTTAACGACATCAGACATAACTTCACCTGCTTTTGGAGTAGGAATTTCTACGCCACCTTTAGGATATCCGTCTTCTGTCTTGCCGCCTTTAGGCATTGGAACATCATTTTCCAATTTATCAAATATTTTTTTATTTTTTGCCATTTTTTTTCCTGTTCTTGCTCATTCCAGCTTCTGAAAGAGCAATTGCTATTGCTTGTTTAGGATTTTTTACCACTTTTTTTGACTTTCCGCTATGTAATTTTCCTGATTTAAACTCTCTCATTACTTTAGCTACTTTTTTCTGACCTTTTTTCATTACATTCCTCCATTATTTTTTAGTTCGTGTTGCAACACTGTCTTTTCTAGTGATGTATCAGCCCTTAACAGAGCTAATTCTTGATTCTGATCAAGTTTTTGTTGATCAGTCATTTGGTTCATCATAGCTTTCATCTTATCAAGATTGATTCTCTCCTCATCTTGTTGCTTTCTTCTAGCATTTTCTTGTGCTCTGATGTCAAGTTCCCTTGATTTTAATTTAGCAATTGGATCATTTCCAAAATCTCCATTTATTTTCTTTTCTTCTTGTAAATATTCATCCATCATTTCAGCAATCAATACTGATTTTCTAGATTCAATCTTCATATTAATTTGCATTGCCATTTGTTGTACTTGTGGGTTTTGCATCATTTGAGGATTTTGTTGCATCATTTGTAATTGTTGTATCTCTTGCATAAATTCCATTTCAACTTGTTCCAAAGCCATTAATGAAATGTGTTCAAATACATTTTTTTGTAATGAAGCAGAAATCATTGGATTGTTCTTAGCCATATTAGTAGCCATAAAATGTAAGTGAGCAGTTATATGTGCTCTATGATCTTGACCTTTGAATGCTTGGAAAGGAATTCCACTTAATGCATCAATGTGTTCCAATGAAGGATCTTTAGGCATTGGTTGAGGTGGTTTCTTTAAAATTAAATCTACGTTCTTAACTCCTAATGCTTCATACATATTTCTGTATGCTTGATATAGATTATGAATTTGTGGATTAGATTGAGCCAATTGTAATTCAGTTTGAGCCAATGAAATTCTTTGAGTTTGAGAAAATATGTTTGGATCTGCAACTGGTACTATGTCTACTCTATCATCAAAGTCAGATTGCTTAATGACACGTTGTCCTCCAACTACGTCATATGGATATTCTTGTGGTAAATATAATTTGAATACACGAGATAATAATCTGAATTCATTCTTCAATGCTGCATACAATCGTTTATGTATCGCAGACATCGTCCTTGATCCTCTTTCTAGCAACGCAACGGTCGTACCCACTGCGGCTTGTTGATTACCCTCTCCTACCTGCATATCAGCTATAGATGCGAAACGCTGACCAGCTTGTACTACGACACCCATAAGTTGTAATAGTGTTTGAGATGGTTCCTTGAATGGAAGAGTCATAAAAGCATCTCTTATGTTTCCACCAGGAGCATCAACGTCCCTGAATTCACCAGGTTGAATTGATTGTGCATCATCTCTAATTCTTATTCCACGCTGTTTAAAACCAGCAGGTAAATTGGATAACGTACCAGCATCAAGTAATGATCTTAATGCTGCTGTTGCAGTTCTAGATAATCCACCAATCATATGAATTAAACCAAAACCATAAAAACCTAAACCAGGTAAAAATTTAAAGTGTACGAAGTATTGTACTTTCTTTCTTAAAGGATCTCCTATTTCATAGTTCCTTCTAATGGATAGTATTGAACGAGAGTTTTGTTCTATCGTTACAATGTAAGGCAATTTTATGCCAGTTACTTCCCCAGTGGGACCTCGATCTTCAAAACCCTCTAGATCTAAATTAACATGACATTCAAGCAAGGTAAAGACATCTTCGTTTCTACCTGTCTTTCTCATTCCTTCTAATTCATTTTCTTTTTTATCTAAATCAGTTTCATTGTCATAACCAGGTGTAAGTTCAATGTCTCTATAGAATCCACCTACTTGTTGTTTTCTTAAATCATTTTCAGAAATTTTAATTCGATGCATAATCGCTTCCGCATCGTCTAATGAGGTAGCCGTGTACGGAACGATTAAGTCATCTGCAGGTACGAACTTAGAAACAGCTCGTCCTAAAAGATCATCATAATAAACTTTTTTAAATGCTGATCCTGATAGCGGCAGGTAAAATAACATTTGATCAAACTCTGGTTCATACTCAGGCATTTGATCCATAAGTTGATAATTCATAAATTCTTTTACTCGATTGGCTTGTTGTTCTCTTTCAGGAGAATTCAATCCTACGATTTGAGTTCTTACAGGTCCTTGAGCCGGGAGCAATTCTTTATAAGCCAAGGCTTGGAATTGAGTAACCGCTTCTGCTAGAACAGGATGTGTTGCACCGCTTGCTCCTTGGAATGGTTCTGTTTTTTGTTCGTACTTAAATCCTAGAAGATCTAAGCCTTGAACGTATGCCTTTTCCCAATCTTGACGGGAAGCTTTATAGTCTGAATAGTTTTGAAATAATTCTGAACCAAGAGGCACTAATATATCCTCTGGTAATAACTCTGCTAGGTTGTCATAATGACCGACAGTTTGAGCCTGGTTCATGGCTCCTGGTTCAAAATTAATTTCTACTCCACCATCTTCTAGTGGTGTAATTTCTGTTTCTCCTATGTTAGGAATTTCTTCCTGAATGGAAACTTCTTCTTCAAAGGATTTTTCTGGTCCTTCAATTTCAATATCTTTTCTAACTTCGTTTGGAAGTGCTTTGTCGATTTCGGCCATTAGTTTTCTCCTGTCCTACAGTTTTAACAGTATTATATTTAATATTCAAGCCTTGAGGTTGAGGACCTGACTTTGGTGGAACTGTTCTAGTTAATTTTGTTTTTACCATTTACTACCAATAATAACTTCGTTTTTTTCGAGGAAGAATATCATCTTTATAGTCTTCTGGGTGAATAATCAAGCCTCCTTGTCTGAATCTCATTAATGCTTGGGTAGTTGAATCTACTAAATCGTCGTGATCTCCATATGGAAATGAGGCACATTCTTCCACTACTTCTTGAGCAAATGACTTGTCCAAAGGAGCCCAAACCATACCGGACTCAAACAGTGGGGATACAGAATTTACACGGCTGTGTTTGTCGTTACCTTTAGAGGGAGAAAAATTAACGACTGGTATCCCCATCTGTCTGAGTTCGTATGTTAATGGAAGGCCTGATGCTTTTGCTTCCACTAAAACTGTTTCAGGTTGCCAATAATCATATTGTTCTTTTGCAACTCTTCTAAGTTCAGGAAATTCTAATCTCTCTTTTAAAGCATCTAGTAAAATTATATGTTGAGGATCACCTTCGTTCTCTGCAAAAATTCCCCAAGTTGTAATTGCAGAATAATCTGCAGTTTCTTTTTTCATAAAAGCTGTGTCGTAACTTTGAATGACGTGAAGCAAAGGAGGTAAATGATCCTTAGTCCAATTTTTCCACCACTCTCGTTTTAATAATGCACCTTCTTCTGCAGTTGGGTTTTGCATATATTGTGCATTCCATTTTGCAATACCTGCTGATGCTTTTACTTTTTCTAATTCTTCTAACTTCCAATACTCAGGCCACACAGGATCACCTGATGGCATAATGGCAGGAAATTCTATTACTTCCCATTGATCAGCTTTTTCTTCCTTTGCTCCTGCATTAACTAATTGAGCTGTTAAATCTTTTGTACTCCATCTTGTCATTACGACAACGATTGCTCCACCAGGTTGAAGACGTTGACGTGGACCTGATGTATACCACTCGTATGCATTATCAAATGCAGTTGGAGAATTTACATCTTGTTCAGAATGTGGATCGTCGATGATTAATAAATCAGCACCCCTCCCGGTCACCGCACCTTGGACACCGACAGCAAAGTATTCTCCACCACCATTTGTTTCCCAACGACCTGCAGCTTTTGAATCTTCTCTTAATCTTGTTTTAAATAAATCTTGATACTCTTGTGAATCAATTAATGTTTTTGCTTTTCGTCCAAATCTTATTGCAAGCTCTGCAGTGTGGGTAGCTTGAATTATTTTTAAGTCAGGTCTATTCCCAATCATCCAAGCAGGTAAAAAATAAGACGCAAATTCAGATTTAGTATGCCTAGGTGGCATATTAATAATTAATCTTTTACATTCACCTGATAGGATCCTATTGAAAGCATTTGCAATTTTTTTATGATGGTACCCCTCTATGAATTCAGGCCAAGTATATTTTACAAAGGATAAAAAATCAGACCGATATTTAGATTGTGTTTTTCTTTTGATGCTAGTTAAAATATCTAGTTTTAATTGCCTTCTAACTTTTGGATCAGCTATTTGATTTATTTTTTCTAAACTAAGCATAATGTTTAATTATGGTACCAAAAAGTTTTTATCAGGAATCTATATCTAAATCAAACACTAAAGGGTAATACTTAGGATCCCTTTTTTTGTTTTGTACCCCTCCCCCCTAAATGAAACTTCGACTTTTGGGTTTGGCTTGGTACCTCTATCATCTAAGGGTGGGACCCGCCCACATGCTCTTCTCTAGGTGCGACATAGTGTCGCACCTAGCATTATTAACTTGACAACTAACTATTTAAGCATTGGCCTCCTCTCTCATAGCATACAAGACATCACGCTCTAGTGCTCTTGCACAATTTACCATAAACTTATGTCTTGTAATTTGATTGTTATTAATCTTAAGACCAATATACTTTGAGAAGATTTGTCTTGCATCGTTTGCTGTTTTAAATTCATCAGCACGATGATAAGCAACTTTCTGTAAGAAAGTAAATCTAAATACCATCTCTTCAAGATTATCTTTTCTTACTTCTCCCATACCAAGTCCGACCATTAAGAATCCGATTTGATCAGCTTCTTTCGTATTAAAGTCTTTCTTGTTAAAGTTTTCACAATTTAAACTATTTACATATAACGCCATAATCATCCTTTGTTAGTTGTTAATAATGATTATAAGATATTATAGGATTGTGGCAACATTAAGGCAATGGGGTGGACAAGATTGTCGCACCCCATTCTATGACTATACTAACTCATACAATCGTTGCAGTAGGTTTTATCTTCCCAAGAATACTCAGAAGGTTTAATAACACTATCACAACCACGACAAGTGTTTGTATTCTCAAACCAATTAAGAACCTTGTTCCTTGCTTCTTTCTTATTTAATCCTTGACCAAGGAGCTCGGACATTTTTTGTTTAAATAAAACTCCCATTAGGCAACCTCTCCAAATGGTAGATCTAATTGTCTAGGTTTATATGTTGGCTTTTCATCTGCATAATCGTTGATGACAAAGTCTTCCTCATCTTGACTATACTCAACTTTGCCTAAGTATTTTATAGGATCACTGTTGAGAAAGTTAGCATCAACGTGTCTAGTCTCAACTCCTCCATTTTCATGAGTAATCGATGAATTAATTTTATTATAATCAATTCCACCATTATCTAATAAAATTGAATCGGCTTGGTCTTTATCATAAGCGAGGATATCTTGTTCAACAATTACAGTAAAAAAAGTAGTTTTTCTGTAAAGGTTTTTTCCCTCATCTTTTGGCATTAGTGTTATGTTTGTGTATTTTGTCATAGTTTTTTCCTTTCTATTTTTAATATAGGATATTGTGGTAAATAAGTCAAGTATCAAAAACATTTTTATTTTTTTTTTTCCTGGGTGGGACCCGCCCACATGCACTTAACAGGGTGCGACATTATGTCGCACCCTGTTTATTTATTAAGAAGCAGGCAACGCCTTAACTTCGGTGTTCCAACTTTGTCCGATTGATTTGACATTATCATTTAACGATACTTTCAATTCATCTGGACTTCCTGCTTCCATTATTATTTTCTTACCTGCATGTTTATTATCTTGTAATAATTTGAGCTTCTTACCCTCAACAGTTTTTTCAATTTCTGCTTGAGCATATTTTGAAGCCCATTCTCTTACTTGCTCCCAACAGTCGCTAGGACTTACCCTATTGCCACCATAAGCAAACGGATCATAGTTTCTTTCTTTAAACTTATAGTTTACATCCTTAACTTTAGCATAAGAGGTTGATCTAAAGAACCTTGCGGCTTTACTCATTTTTTGAGTAAACATTTCCCCCGCCTTTTCTAGTTCTTTTATAACCTTATCTGCGCCAATTTTTCTAGCGAGATTTTTTTCTGCTCTTTCTGTTGCGTCAGTTAAAATAGATTTTAACTTTAGTTCCTGTGTCTGAATTAGATTATCATATTTAGCGTCTAACTCTTTTAAGAACCAGTCACGCTGCCATTTTTGCATTGTTGTTTTTGTCATATATACTCCTTTGTTTGTTATTACTTCTCGAATACACATGTGTATCGATTATTTAAATCTGACAAATTGTCGCACTTTGTTTTTTTTTCCTTGGGTGGGACCCGCCCACAAGCTCTTACCTCCCCCGTCCCCAGCCACCAACCTAAAATAACATTTTAAAAAAGTTTTGTAAATTTGTCATATTGTCGCACCTGTGGCAATTTGACCAATAGCCCTGGATCACGGATCAAGTTAAATAATACCTATGATACATATTTCAAAAATGACGGGAAAGTTAGAAGGTTTTCAATCGATCTCAACGAATACAACAACTAACCCTTATTGTATTAAACAGAATAAAAAGAAAGATAATAACATTTGTACTTTTTGTTATTCGCATACGATGCTTAATACATTTAGAAAAAATATGGCGCCATCCTTGCAGCGTAACTCAGACTTATTGAGCTCAAAGGTATTACACCCTGACGCCCTGCCCGTGGTCAATCAAGCCTTTTTTAGATTTAATTCACACGGCGAATTAATCAACCAATTTAATTTAATAAACTATGTAAACATAGCTATTAAAAATCCGCATTGTAATTTTGCTTTATGGACAAAAAGATTTGATATAGTTTCTAAATATTTTAAAGATAATGAAAAGCCAAAAAATTTAATTCTAGTCTATTCAAATCCTAAAATTAACCACATACTAGATAAAACGCCACAATATTTTGATAAGACTTTCAACAATGTTGAGGAACATTTAGAAGTTAAACGCCAAAATTGCACTGGGCAAAAATGTAAAGATTGTTTATTGTGTTATAAGTTTAATGAAGTTTCAACGATTGTTGAAAAGGTTAAAAGCTACGGTAAGAAAAAATAACAGAAAGGACATAATGAAAAAAATAAGATCGTGGAGTTTAGTTGTTGAATGGGAACACTCAAATGAAACGTGGAGCACCGAGTTAATAGGGCAAGGCGATATGGATAAACTTACTTTTAAAAATATAGAAAAATATTTAAAAAATCACGCAAAAATAGAAAATAAAACAGAAAGGACATAATGAACAAAAAAGATAAGACAGACGCTTTAAAACAATTGTTTATTGCTTTAAATGCTGAGATTGAGACCGGAGACGGTTTTACAAGCTACACGCTTGATTCTAAAGATTTTAAAGTAGTACATACAGACTTAAGCAAGTTAGAAATCAAAGGCAAAAAACAATGAGGTTAATTATGGAAACTGTATTATTTGAAATATTAGTAATGGCAGCAGGCCTGGGGATATTGACGCTCGCAGGCGTAATAAACTGGTAAGCAACAAGCCACAAGCCACAGGCAACAAGGCTCAAGCGACAAGCTTGATAAAAAATAAAAAGGGTGGGTCCCGCCCACAAGCACGCACCTTGGCGCGACGTTATGTCACATTGACAAGGTGTTCCTGAACCGTGGTCCAGCCTTCTGCAACCGGGGCACAAGGCTCAAGCTGCACAAGCTTCATTATGTCTCTTCCTTCATAAAGTTTAACGGCACAAGGACCGAGGGGCTTTTGCATGATGAAAGTATTGTTTGGATGTCTGATATGGAATGCAATTTGATGTGGTGAGAAGATCATTTTTTTACCTTTTTGTACTTTCAATTCAATAGTAAAAAATTTTCCTTTTTCATTATAACACAATAGATCTGGAACGCCTGCAGAGGCCCAGGACTCAAGTCTAGTAAAGGAAATTTGCTTGATGTTTTTCTTAACTTCTAACCAAAATTTGGTCTCAAGTTTTGCCATAAATTCGCCGTAAGTGTGGGGTTAAAAAATTAAGTCTTTTACTTACAATTTCTTTAAAACTTTACCCATCTTCCAAGTCTCAGGTGTGATTGTAATTACTAATCTGTGGGTTTCTCTTACTCCAATTAATTTATTTTCCATTAATTGAATTCCTTTGATGTCGTAAAAATCTCCATTGGGTAAACAAACCTGTACTCTAGCATTATGTACAACATCTGCTTTAAGAAACTTATCTAAAACTTGTCTGAATAATTTTCCTGTCATTTTTTAAAAGGGGGTTCAGTATCAATGGGTAAGTTCATAGTTCATCCACTTCGTAAGCCAACCCCCGATTAAGGTATATATGAATAATAAACACATAACAAAACGTTATGATTAATTGACTTTTACTACATCTTACGGTATTTGTCAAGGCTACTATGGGAAATATAGCTAAGTTAACACCTAAACAAATAAAGTTTGCTCAAGAGCTCGTTTACAATGAAGGCAGAAAAACGGCAACACAATGTGCCATTGATGCACAATATTCAACCGACAGAGCTCACGTTACAGCATCAGAATTACAAAACCCAAAAAAATATCCATTAGTAGTCCAATACATAGGTGAGTTAAGAGCAGAGATACAGAAAAAATACGATATTACTTTTGAATCTCACTTAGCCCAATTAGGTGATATGCGAAACAAAGCTTTGGATGCAAAGGCCTGGACAGCAGCAATAAATGCAGAAGTAGCTAGAGGTAAGGCTGCAGGTTTATATGTGGAACAAAAAATAATTAGGACAGGTAAACTAGATGATATGTCCGAAGAGGAATTGGATAAGCGAATATCAGAAGTATTAGACCAATACTCGCCTATCCTTGAAGGTAAAACTGTCGAAGATTTTAAATCTGAATTGAAAGGCGAACAGCAATCAATAAGATTAAATCCAAAAGAACGACAGTTAAAAACTACAGAAGTTTTAGACTACTCTTCTTCAGAATCGTCTGAGTCGTCAGAGCCTTCTAATTGATCTTGAAGATCTGCTACTTTTTCTTCTAGCATATCTAAGTCTTCACGAATGTGTTCAATGATGTCTTCAATAGACATTTTCTTTTTTGCCATAACCGTTCCTTTTGTTATATGTTTATTTTCTCCAATCGAATTATACATCCAATTGGATAAACATTTCTATCAGAAAAGGATTCTTCTTTCGAGTCATAACTTGCAAAAGTTTTTAAATATTTTTTATCTTTTTCAAATACGTAAGCGTAACTAATCATTTCTGCAGGTTTCATCTTACTAAATTCTAAAGCATCTGCGTGCCCTGAGTCCCCCAGGATATCAGCCCAAACAATTCGATAAAAATAATATCTTTTTTTATTTATTATCAATGATTTGTATTTAGATTTTTTCCTAATGGATTTAGTCATACTGCGTTATAGCACCTTTTTTTGATCAAACCACCTTTTCAGGTGGTCTATCAGTAATACTCCGTACAACTAGAATATTTTGCCTTAATCTTGCCACAGTTTGTAGTTCTTTGTATAAAAAAAAAGTGGCTTATACCAACGATTGTAACGCCTGTAGTTTTCAAAAGATACAATGAAAATGTTAAATAACCCGCTTGTATCAATGATTCTAGACGAATCCCAGAAAATTGTATTCAAAAATCGACCTTTTTACTTTTTTTAAAAAAATTTTTTTTCTTTTACCCCCCAAAAAAAGGTTACAATGAATACAATCCGCATAAATACTCACTTTTCGCAACTACAATGAACTACAAAAAGTGTGACATTTTTGCAACACTTTGTAGTTTTCGTGCCACAATTGCCTTAATTTTGCCTTAATTGCCTTATTCTTGCCGCAATCTTATTAAGCTTATCATACCATTTAGCTTGCCATTCAGCTTTTTCTTGACCTTCAGACTTATAGTATCTATTGTATACGCCGCTTAATTCTTCCAGCTCTTGATTAATTGAAAGGTCCCTGATCCGTGGTCCTTTAGGCTTGTGCTTTCGTTCTATCTTCATAGTACTTGTCTACTCGTCTAAGCCACTCAAATTTTGCTTGCCTAAACTCGTTACCATCAAATTCAAATTTCTGAAAATAATTATCTTTAGTACAAATCAAGTTAACTCCCTTTTGTATGTTAGTTCCATATACTTCGTTATGTGCTAACGCATAAGCTGCTAACTGTAATTTATAATCTTCAATCCACTCACGTTTTTTAGGCTTGTTACTTTGTTTAAAATCTATTATGCTTTCAGCCCCTTCATAAATACCAACTAAATCCGTAGCACCTGCATATAACCCTGGATAATATAAAGTTACCTCAAGTCCCCAATACTCAATCAATTTATCTTTTAATCCATTCGTAATGATTTGATCAGCCATTTGATGAGCTTGATTACCTACCTCAGTTAAATCTAAATGCGGTTCATTCTTAATGTAAGCTTCTAAGATGTGATGCATCGTAGTACCACGTGTTGCTGCTTCATTCTTGATTTGTTCAGCATTTGTTTGTCCTACTCTAGTCTTCCAGGCCTCTAAGGCTAATCTCTTCTCTTCAGGTTGCGTAGCTTGTAATATCGTAGTCACCGATGGTAATTTTTCTTGTCCAACATCATAGTGTCTTGACCCATTGATCAAGGACCTGATAGACGTTGGGTATTCGTATAATTTATTCAGTTTCATTTAAATCCTCTACTGTTACAAGATAGTTATATTTTTTTCCTCTATATTCTCTAGACATTCTTAAATAAGCCCTGCCTGTATAAACGGCATTCTCTTCATAATTATTATAAGAATCTTGAAACTCTTCATCACTTTGACGAATTTCTTTACGAGTTAAAGGTTTATTTTTTCTTACACAAAAACCTGTGCCTCCATAAACGTGTTGTTTCTTATCCTTAAGACCCATTAAATTAATGGCATCTTCAACACCACTAAA